AAAGCCATTATACTCACGGTGGATCTGGCGGGCCTGGGCTGCAATCTTTATCTCGTTACCAAAAATTGTCGTTAAAGCTATTGTCATTTATCATACCTGTTCGAATCGCGGTCCGCGTTCATCATTGCCGAAACGAGGATAAAATCTCATACTGCTGTCGTAATTATGGTTAACTACAATCTGATGATGATGGATTTCGACTGGAGTTTCTTTAACCTGGATTTCCTCCCCCATAGCTGCGACGGGAACGCCAATTTCTGTCAGCTCGGCAGCCTCGGTGGGGACGCCGACCTCGGTGATTTCGGCAGGGACCTCTTGTGCTACTGCCTTGACAGGAACTTCAACCTGCTGCTCGGCAGCTTCTGCAGGGACTGTAATCTTTTTAGATATCGGCTCTTCTTCTATAGGGACAACTTCTTCGCTTGGCTGTGCGGGAGTGCGTTGCAATGCTTCATAAATAGCTTCTAATTCCTCTGTATATTCAATTCCTCTTTTTGCTCCAAGCCCTGGTGGGATTCTGAGTTTGGGAATTAGCGTGAGCAAAAACCCGTGTCGCCGGATAATTGATTCGTGAAGACGGCGACGCAGTTCTTCGGTTCTTTCTCGCAAGGGACCTTCTGGCAATGTTTTAAGGATAGTATCAATCTCATCCCGCATTTTCTCAAAGGCGATCACTTGCGGCTCAAAAGCATCAACTATCCACCGGTCCATATATTTGGCGTTTTGGTCCTCGAACTCAGCTTGGGCTTTATTTATTCGCGTTTGCCAGTCGGCGAACTCGGGGGCTGCTTTGGCTCGTCTCAATGCAATCTTGGCTTCAGTTTTTCGTTCTTCGGCGAGCATGGAATCAAGATAGGCCTGTGTCAGTTCTTCTATCATTGTTGCAGTGGCCTCGGCGACCTGCTCACGGGTAGTGCCCATTGTACGCACAGCTTCCGGAGAAACCATCTTGCCGATTTGCGTTGTAAGCTCAATTGGGAAGCCTTCTTTTGCCAAGACTTCTCCGCGTCTGGCTTCAGGGATGCCGCCAACATATCGCAATAGGGCATCCATTCGCTCGTCCATAGAAAGCCCCGGCCAGCTAACGCCGAGTTTGCGTTCAATAGCCTGCCGGGGTCTTTCGTACGCTCCTCCCGACAATCTTGCAATCTGCTCGACCAAAGTAGCAGCTAATGCCTCGTTCGCCATAACGGAGCGAGCACTGGCGAATGCACTTATAGCTTCTTCCAAAGTGCCGCCCATTGCCATATAGGCGGTACCGCCCTTTTGCAGTCCCATCATAAACTGACCGAAGTCCACAGCCTTACTGGCCGTGTAGCCGGCCTGAAGCTTGGCGAAATATTCTTTATAAGCCTCTTCGGTTGGGGCAATACCAGCGATACCGGCAAATTCAAAGAGCTTTGAGACCTCCTCGGGGCCCAGGCCCTTAGCACCTGCAGCACCGACAAAGGGGGCAAGCTGCATCGCCAGTTCCATAACCTGTTCGCTTTGTATGCCACCCAGCCTCTGAAACGCTATATCCATCGAGACCATCATCTGCTGGGCGGTCTCAGGCATGGCAATACCTCCAGCCTGCTGCAACCTGATTGCCTGCTCGGTCCAATACTGCTGCCTTCCGCGAGTACCGGTCTGGAACTCCAGGGCCTGACCTATCTCAGCGAGAGACAGCCCAGTTTTATAGATTTCTTTTTGTAACTGCTGAATACGCTGGAGTTTTTCAATAAAATAATCGAGGGCCTTTTGGGCTGTTTGTATGCTGAGCCAGGCGCCTACAAAAGCAAAGACCTGGCTTTTGAGATTACTCAGCACCCTGCCCATACCGGTCATCTTCTGCGTGGCTTGCTCAGTGGCCTGGGCACCCTGCTTGTGACCGGCGGCGGTCGACTCGCCGACACCTTTGGCGGCCTTGCCCGTCTCACGGAGCTTCTGCTTCGTCTGCTCTGCGCCCGTAGTCTTTAGATGGATATTGATATCCTTGGCCATTTTCCAGTTACCGGTTACCAGTTATACGATAGTGATAATCTTGTTGGCGCCTTCAAGGGTCAGCGGCAAAGCGGCATCATTGGCAACATCAAAATTCGCTGCATGCTCAGTGAACGGCCTGCTTGCATCGGATGTTCGGCCCACATTATTAAAATCGACATTTGCGATTGTTACCGTCTTTGCAGCGCCGCCAGCGCCCTGCTTGACAGAAAGGACCAGATTGGCCGCTGCCGCTGCCAGCAGGCTCTGACATACAAGTACGGCAGTCGCAATAGTCGAATCCTGAAAACTTATAGAGCCTTCAGCAGTCAGACCGTCTAACCTTGCATCGACGCAGGTATAGCCGACGTCACTATCGTTGCATTCTTTGACAAGCTGCAGTGTAAGCGTAAAATCAAAATCGGTTACGTGGTAGATACTAATCCCCGGGCCGGTCCCGTGAAGAGCACTGACAACCCTGAAGCCGCCGCGAGCTGCGGCGATGTAAGTCGGTGCCGCCTGGTCGTCAAGCAGCGCCCACATATCGGCAAGGCCTTTGGTCTCATCTTCAGCCCGGCATTCGAAATCAAAAATAACTGGCCCGTAGCCACCTTTAGTGAACCGGAAATTTGCGCGGTGAATGACCGGATTGGTGATAGTGTGCTGTATAAAACCGGTCGCTGCGGCAACGCCGCTTTTTCGCTCGTAGAATATGTAGGTGCCGAGCACGCCGGTTAGTACAGCAATCACCTGGGCCCAGTCCTGCGTTGTAATCGAGCCGCGAACATATTCGATTTCCTTGTCCTTGACGGGCACTTCCAGGCCGTCGGGCGCCGAGCGCATTACATTGTCGAAGCCGGCATCAATCCTCGCCGTCATCGCCCCGCCGGCGTCAACGCCGTTAATCGTTATCGCCTGCGGAATACCAACTCGTTTGTTTACCGTCACCATTTCATACTCCTTAAAAAAATCAATCCTTCATATAATTCGCTTCAAAATACAGCTCAAGCCCGTGCCTTTTGGGATGGCTGACACTTTCTTCATCGCCGGCATAATAGAAGTCGTCACAGGTAAAGCCTTCACCCGGATGCGCACCGTCAAACAGAGTGATAATCAGACTATGCATTACACTGGTGCCGGGGGCATTGGCGTTGCCGATACGCGCATCGCCGGCAGCTTTGCTTGTTTGCCCTATACCAACTGCAACTCGCAGCTTTTGATTAAGGTCATATCCGCCCTCACGGTCAGGAGCAATCGGCTGCCACTTAACAAAAGCAAAAGGGGCATACCGATCAAATGATTCGATGCCCGACTGGCCGGAAGCGATCTGGTGACGCCAGTGGTCGACTTCCTTAAAGAGCGGCTTGTCGTTGAAGGTCAGAGTATTCAACTGCTCAACAAACCACGCCTCTATTCTCGCAGACATTCCACCATCGTTAGCCATAATTACGAGCCTGTCTTTTTATCGATTTCCGTTTCCATCGCGTCGCCAATATCATCGAGCGAATCCATAACACCATCGTAAAGGGCGCCCGAGCCCTGAACTAATACCGACTTGACTAAGGTAAAGAGCGGGCGGAATTTACCTCTTTTGCCTCGCTTGGTACCGAACAGAAGCCGGCCTTTAGTACTTACAAAGAATCCGTCCGGCACCTGGCGGGGCGATGCGAATCTCGGCACTCCGCTTGCAGTCAGTCCCTCGCCGATAGGAATTGCCAGGAACTTCGCCTTCTTCGGTGTGATTGTCTTTTGCTCGTCACCGAGAAGCCATTTATAGTCTTCGACACCCGAATCTTCACTGACACCGACAACACCATCCAAGGGACCTTCCATCCAGCCGTCGACTGAGCGTGCGAGCCGGCCGGTCCGCCGTTTCAGGGCCTGGCCGGACAAATAATCACTGGCGACCTTGCCGGCAGCGAGCTTGACGCCTTTGGCCAGGCCTTCGGAGCAGGCCTCGAATATAGCCTGTCCCATCGAGCTGAGCCCACTTACAACTCGCTGAAAATTCGGTCCCATCTCGAGCTGGATCATCATAGCGAAGGCCTCCTGTAGTTTTTCAGAATATCCTCGACCATAGGCAGAAGCTTCATTGCACTGAACTTACTGAGAGAGCCGCCTTCGAAGCCGACGCCGGAAAGACCGATGTCGTCCCTGCGTTTAAAAATAAACGATGCCTGCTCGATTGCAGCCTCCCGCAGGTCCGCAGGCAGAGCAAACTCACCTTCGCCGGGCGTCTGGCCGGCGGAGCAATAACCGCCGCGATAAAGGAGCTGGATAGAATCGGGGACCTGCGACCAGTTCTTATATAATCTGTATAGCATGCCATTCTCGCCGTTGGTCAATTGGCGGTAATCGGTGTCTGCGATTAAGGCGGTCGCCGAGGCAAAATCAAAATCCAATGCTTCCTTAATCGAAGTGACCGATACGATCGGGTATCGCTTTATCTGCAAGATGCCGCCCATACCGGCATAGTAATCAGTGACATCGGTAGCGGTCACGAGCAGCTGGCGCCGGGTCTCGGTATTGAAAATGGCCTCCAGGCCGACGATGATGCGATTGATTGCCAGGTCATATTCAGTATCGGCCAGCCCAAGCCTTTCTTTGACATCTGCGAGCGTGCAGATCCGCCCTGCCGAGGAATCGGCCAGAAGGACGGCCCCGGCCGTAGTGTCCTCCACGGCCGCACACGTGGCCCGTACACGCAAAAACTTTGCAGTCTCGGTAAATATACCGGTCTTTGCGACACCTGAGGCAATAGGCACGGCCGGGACGCCGGCGTGCTGGTCCAGGCTGGGCGTTATACCGCCATCGTCCGATGTGTCGATTTGCACATCGGTAAGAGCATTAGCCGAGCCGCCGCCGGCGTTCTCGACTATGATGGTAAAGCCGGAGACCAGCTCGATATTGACCCAGTCGATTAGCGTAGTCAGATCCTCATCGACTGCGACCGCCTCGCTTGTTTTTGCAACCAGCTCAGGCATTTATAATAGCTCCTTAAAGGCCGTTTACAGTTACTTTGTACGGTAGTTACAGCCGGGCTTATCAGGGCGAAACTGCTTGTCCTTCGGAGACTGTTCTATCGCCTTACTCGTCTGCTGCTTTATCGTCTTGTTGTTTGTTTTCTGCCGGTTCGCTTGCTTGTGATTGTCCATCTTTAGCCTCCGGTTCGGCTTTGGCCCGGGCCTGCCTGATTTGCTTGAGCTCGTCATCGGCCTGTTTGATTTTGGTGCGCAGGGCTCTTTGTCTTTGGTGCAGGTCGGCAAGCCGATCTTTCGTCGATTTGATAGCAGCGTCAAATGTCGCCAGCTCAACACCCAGATGCCGCAGCCGTTCCTCTACGCCCATTTGCTCCATCGCCTGGTCGTCCACATTGACATGTACGTAAGAGTCCGAATCCAGTTTCTCAACCATCTTCTCAGACAGGGAGACGGTCTGACCTTTCAGGTGTATGCCGTCCGGCCCCACCTGGTCCCTTAACATTTTGATCCACATAGTCACCTCGCTTTGCGATTTATCCGCCTACGGCGGATTTAGTTTTTAAAACCCGCCCCACCCCTCGGAGAGGCGGGGCGGGTAATAATCATCACAATGTCACGCTGTTAGGCCTCGATCAGCTCGGTCAGTCCCATGCCGGCGGCATTGCGGGGACTCTCATCAACCGGAAAGCCGATGGCCAGAATGGCCATGTTCGAGCCGTTCACGGCGCCTGCTGCCGAGTGCGGGGCCTGAACCTGCATATAGCGCTTATGGCTCTTGGTCAAATCGACACAAATACCAAACAGCTTGTCGTCCTCATTGTACTGGATGGCGTTGGCCAGGGCCGCGCTGGCGACGGCCGTATAGGCGCCGCCGGTGGTATCACATTCTTCAACGAGCGGGGCGGTCCCTTCGGCAGTAGAGCCGATAGCATCGCCGGCTGCAACATCGGTAGTGCCGACCATAAGCAGAAACAAAAGAGAGCCCAGGCCCTGGGTGTCAATGTAGGTATTGCCTGCAAAATCGCCGTTATCCTTAAGCTGCGGAGGCGTGACCGTTTTGAACTTCATCATCTTTAAAACAGCTCGTAAATCCATAATAGATCCCTTCAAAATTTAAAGTAACAATGAGTTACTATTTACCAATTACCAATCACTAATCACTACATTAGGTGGCAGCGGTAATCAATCCACAGATGGGGCCGGCATTGGTCGTATTGCCCACACCGTGTGCATTGATAGCGATTCGGTCACGGCCCCTGACTGCAATCACACCCTTCTCGAAGTAACGCTCCGAGGACTGGGCGAATTCAATGCCGCCCCTGGTGCCGAGCATTGCTCCCTGTCGAAGATTAGCCAGGAAGGCGCAAATCTGACTGACTCCCGTGGCCTTGGGCATTACCTGAGTAAATTCCACCGGATAACCCAAATAGGTACGTTGCTTGACAGCCTGGCCGGTAAGGATTTCGGCTGCGGTACCGCTGCCGGCTGCCAGGGCGAGGCTTACCATTATGGTGTAAAAGAAGTATCGATGTACATACCATTTGGCTTGGCCATCGTCGGCGAACTCAGGCAATATGCCGGCTACTTTTTCAAAATCGACCAGGGCGAGTTCAGCATAAGTATCGCCGCTACCTACAGCGAGTGATTTGATGCTGGCGATAGTTGCATTGACCGCCCGCAAAGCGCCGGTGATTCCGGTCATGCCGAAATAGGTACTCGTGCCGTCACCCAAAAAGCCGATCAGGTCTTCATAGTAAGCCATCGAGCGGGCGAACAGACCCGCCAGCATCTCGCCTAAGGCGACCAGGGAATCGTCCTCGAGCTCCATCGAGTAGCCTGTCAAGAAGTTGAGCGTCCTCGGCGTCAGGGTTATCACTGCGACAGTAGGATCGGTCTCGGTGATTGTGCCGCCCTCGCCGGGGACATAACCGGTGAGCAGGCCGTCAACCTTCGGCTGGGTCGTCTGGCCCGCACCCATCGGCATAACCAGGGCATTGGCGCGGTACTTACCGTAGGTCTCAATCAAAGTAATGATGCTCGGTATTTGCTCGACGGTGACCAGAGCGCCGGCAACCTGGCCGGAACCTACCATGGCCTTATGGCCGTTACCATCCACCAGGTATGGCTCGATACCCATACCTTCGAGGTCCTTATTGACCTGCTCGACCCTGTCTTTGAACCGGCTGTGTCCGCCCATAGAAGCTGCCATAATGAGCAGGGCAAAGGCCTTGGCCTCCTGCGGCGAGGAGAAGTAACCGCGATAGCCGCTGACCGAGGAGTACGGCGGCTGCGAGAGCTTCTGGCGATTGAGGTCGCGGAAGTCCTTATTCAACTTATCCACGTGGCCTTTAACCTCTTCAAAACCAGTATTGAGCTTATCGATGTCGACCTTGCTGTTTTTAATAATCTCATTGTCCTCACCCGTCCGCTCGTTGATAAGCTCGAGGACCTCGGCCTTAGTGGCGAGGTTCTTATTGATGTCCCCTACTGCCTTTTCGATGAGGCCGGCGGTCTCTTTCAGACGTTTTTCGATTTGTTCGTTAGTTAGCATTTTTTTTATCTCCAAATTTCAGTGCGTTTTCCATTCGTTCAAACGATTGCTCGGCAGTATTTCTGTCGCCGGCAGGAACAGGTGATTCAAAAGAGCTGCCGAGCCAGCCCTTTGCTAACCCATCCGGATCGGCGATTAAAAGCGACTTGATATCTTCGATGCCTTCGAGTACCGAATTATGCATCTCGATTAGTTCATTAAGTTTTATGGGTAGTTCCACGAGCTCCTTACCCAGGATGTCTTTAGCTTGCGATGCCGGGTCAATGTCAGCTTCTCTATCGAACAGGCCTTTGGCCTTGACTAAGGCCCCGCGATTGGCGCCGACAGCAACGCAGCTGACCTCGAGCAATTCGATTTTGGTGGAGACAAATATCTTTTTGCCATCATCCTCTTCGAACCGCCACTCCAAGTCGATGAAGCCAATGGATATCGCTTTTTGGTGACCATCCCTAAAGTTGACCCAGTAGGTTTCGGCGTTTTCTGTCGTAGAGAATACGATGTTTACATCGACTTCATTTTCGAGGGCCTTAAATGACTCAGGCGGAGCATGTCCGATTACTGATGACTTGCCGGTCGACAATCGATGCTGGTGATCACCGAGGACCACGGGATTGACTGCATAGCCCTTCAGCGCATTCGCTATCGCGATTATCTCTATTCGTTCGTTGTGGCGGTCGATTTCGTCCTTGGAGATGCAGACCGTGATTTGCCGGTTGTCTATATCGACGGCTTTGACTTGTGGGTAGAAGAATTTCATTTTAGGTTCCATTTTCTTTGCCCTCATTTTTTTGCCCGCGATTGTCGCGGTCCTTTTGTAAATCGTTATAAGAATAAAATTGCATACCGGCGTAATGTACCAGTTCAAATGTTTTGCCTGCAGCTGCACGTGCGATAGAAAGGCATCGACAATTTATGATATTACCGGCCGAGCCTTTAGGATCGCCCGGATACATCAGCATGTCACCGCCGACCTGGTATGGCATATTAAGGTCGATGCCGTCGGCATAACGGGAACCAGCAGTGCGATGACTATCGCGGACCTGGCCGTCGCCGGAAGTTACCCAGCTTTTCTTTTTAACGCCTGCCTGCTGCATGCCGGCGTGCCTGCCGGTACCGACAGCGCCCGCAGTCTGTGTTCGGGCGATAGATAACGCCCTTGCCCTGTTCGAGCCAAGTCTCTTACTAATTCGAGAGGTAAGTTTGTTTAACCCTTCGCCTGCCTCGAGACCTTCCCTTAATTGGTTGGCAATGAATTTCTGAGTTTCGGGATTTACCTTCGTTATATTGAGGGACTGACGGGTCAGAGCGGCCCTGATCAAAGGCCTTCTTTTAATTTGTGTAACCGCTTCGGTCATAGCGTCGCCGCTAATGCCGAGGACCTCGGTGAGCGTTTGGCGGGCACCTAACTCGGATGCCTTTTCAAAGAAGGTCTGATTGATGACCTTGATTTTGCTGTTCTCAACTTTCAGGTCGAAAACGACCCGGGCTATTATCTGATCCGTATCGGC